TGTAGGAATGGATAAGCCATCGCAAACTTCTCTGGTTCACGTGCAGTGTAAGAAGTCGCACGACCATAAGGAAGTCGAGGATAACGATCGAACCAACCAGCAATACCAGAAAACACACCATTGGCATATGTAGTGGCGCAGACGTATCGTTTCTCAATTCGTCTGGCTTCAGCAATCTGTTCTGCTGCAGGTAACTTGCGAGTTGCTTCTACCCAATCAGCGAACACAAACTTGTCTTTGGTAACTGCATTGATGCCCCATACATTGTTTCGTGTAGATGGTTTGTCAGTTTTACCTTCGTGTTTACGTTTGATTTCATCAATAGGATCTACACCAATCATTGCCTTTGGATCTAAGAAGTAATCAAGAATGTCTGATTCATATTCAGTAACCCATTCACGATTACCCAATTTCTCTGCACGTGGACCAGCTGCAGCACCACGATTCTGAGTTTCAGTTGCTGCTTCACGCAGTCCAATGTATGCCTGATCTTGTTGTTCTTTAGAAAAGAAATTCTTACGGAATTTTAATACAATTCTTTCTTCAGAATGTAACAATTCAGGATGTCCAGGAATCTCTGGCATGTATACATCCATGTCTTCTTCAATCAGAAGATCGTAGTGTTGTTCATCAACGAACTGTCCAATTAAATGTTCACAGTCAATTTTCTGTTTAGCTACAACTACTTTAACCATATATTCTCCTACAATTCCACATAGTGATTTTTTTTCAAATACAATAAGTTATCATTAACAAACTTAAATTCTGGTATAATATCAAAGGCAACAGTCACTCTTATGTCATCTTCAACTTGAGATGTATAATGTCTGATATAAGAAGGAAATAATGTTAATTGTCCATCAATATTTTCTTCTCCATCTACACTTTTATCAATAGGATTAATATAATATGTACAAGTTTTATTTGTTTTTATCGGAACATGCCCACTCAAAAAAGATTTTGACATATTATCATCATGATGATGTTCTTTAATCTGTTCTCCCTTGCGCATCACATTGCACCAACAGTGCCCATATAATGGAACATTATATTCGCCATAACCAGTATAGTCAAGAAGTTCATAAACAGAATTTTTTACATGTTGTTTTAAAAATGAAAATTCTTGTGTTTTAAATAAATTATAAAACAAAAATTTAGAAGTAACACTATCGTTACCCAATCCTGTATCTCCATCTGAACCATATTTAAATGTTTCAACTATTTCTTTTTCTATACTAAGTATAAAAGTTTCTAAATAACTGACATAATCTTTTGGCAATGGGTCAAATGTAGCAATATAATAATTAAACGCTACACCAAATGGGCTATGCTTCTCGTGAGTATAATGTGCTACTTGCATTAGAATTTGAATCCACTAAAGTTTTCTGTTTTCAATCTTGACCCAAATTGTGATTTATCGAATATTGGAGTATCATCTTGACCAGAATCAGAGATATTCTCTTGCGCTGATGCCTCAACATCATACAATTTCATCTTCGCCCTATCAATACCAACCACGAATCGTTTAAAATAACTTGGATCATTATAACGATTCTTCAGTTGTTTGATAAGAATTTGATTCAACCCTTCTAGCTCTTCATTACTCACCAACGCAAACATGAAGTCAGCAGTCGCAGGTAGACCAAAAGACTCTGATGTATCTTCCAATCCTGGATCGGAATTTGTGTATCCAGATCGTGTAGTTTGAGTTGCCGAAACAATCGGAACATTATACTCAACTGCCAGTCCCCTTAGCTCTTCTGCGATTGCCTTAACATATGTATAAGAATTGATATTTGCACCCTGTTTCATACGTTGACTAGAACAGATATTTAAATAATCAATAAAAATAATATCAGGTTTAAATTCTCTCTTCAACTTCAGTTCTTCAAGCAAGGCACGGAAATGTCCTGCATGAGCAGATGCAGTTGGATATTCTTTGATGATTAGTTTACCTTGTGTTTTCTTAGCAATCTTATCAATACGATTATCAAAGATATCCTTATCAATAACTTTCAATTCGTCCATGGTCAGATTCAAGAGGTTCGCATCAATACGTTCAGCGATTCTTTCTTCTGCCATCTCCATTGTTATGTATAAAACATTTTTACCCTGAACCAAAACAGACGCACCAACGTGACACATGAACAAAGACTTACCAACACCTGTTCCAGCCAATGCGATGTTTAGAGTTTTCTTTGACAACCCACCTTTGGTAATCTTGTTAAACATTTCCAAGTCAAAGGAAATCTTCTCCTCTACACGATGATAGAAATCAAATCTTGAAGAGTGATCGTCAAGATAATCGTGACCAATATGGTTGTCAAAAGAAACAGCGAGTGCATCAGAAAGGATGGAAGGTAAAGCATCTTGTGTTAGAGTTTTATCACGCCCATCAATAATAGAAATAGATTTTAAGATCGCATTATAGACTGCTTTATCCTTACAGAACTTTTCTGTTGCTTGTAGCATCCAGTCTTCGTTTACTGGTTCGTGATCCAAGTTACGAATAAATTCATTTATTTCAGCCATCTCTTTATCTGTCAAATCTCTACGATTTGACACCTCAATGGCTAATACTTCTTTTGTTGCGGGTTTATTATATTGATTAAAGAACTTTACGATTTCTGATGCAAGAATGGCTTCTTTACGATCTGAAAAGTAATCTTTCTTAATAAATGGAATAATCTTTCTGCAATATTGTTCATCATGAACTAGATTGCTCAGGATCTTCTGTTCTATTCGCATCAACACCACCAGTATATGTTATATTGTTATCTTCAAGTCCACGATGTATCATTTCAACTAAGATGTCACCAATATATTTTTCAAATGGTGCTGGGTCTGTAAATTCTTTACCTGCATTATCCCAAATATCATATTCAAAATGAAACTTAATGTTGTCTTGAACCTCATTCTCATCAAAACTAACTTTACCGTAGGTATAAATTATACCCTCAAATGGACCACTTGTCAAACGTAATGCTTGAACACCGTTGTATTTGTTCTCAAGAGTTTGAACTGGCAGTTCTGGTCTTTGTGTCATTTTATTCCTCTTCAAATTGTAAATTGTTAAGTGTTTCGTCTAAATCATCAGAACTGATCATTTCTCCAACACCAATTGAGTATTTATTTCTAACAAAATCATGAAATGATTTATCCATCAAAATTGGCATCCAAAAATCTTTCGTGTCAGTATCCCGTTCACGGTAATTTTTATCTTCACCTGCTTTTTGATACCAACCAACTTTTGGTTTGATTACATGCCCACTCTCGAGAGCGAGATCCAATAGACCAGACCACTTGCTGATGCCGCCATCAAAAGATACGCTAACAGGTATTTTAGATTTTTCTTTGACATATCGACTTTTCTCTACATTAATGATAAAGTTGTAGCCAGTGACTTCAGTCCCATCTTTCTCTTGTTGCCTTCCAAGAATAAAAATGTTATCTGCAGAGTAGTAAGAACCAGTGCCACCACCAACGATATCTTTGGGGAACATTCCAATCTCTTTATATGTATGATTCACTACAACCATAGGAATGTCTTTTAGGGTTAAGTGGGGTGTTACCATACGGAACAGTGACTTCATCTGCTTGGCTCGACTCATATCTGCAACAGACTTCTGGTCCAACGCATCTTCTACTTCTTTCTTCGAAGCAAGATTTCCGATTGAGTCGATAACAATGATCAGGTGATCATTTCGCTCGATATTTTGCAACTGCTGCATGATATCGAATTTAAGTTGTTCAATATCTGTAACAGGAGTGTGGAGAACCCTGTCTGCATCAATACCAAAAGTATCAAAATAAGACTGCGGAGTGCCGAACTCAGAATCGTAAAACAGTAATGCTGCATCTTCATATTTGTCCAGATATGATTTTGCCATTAACAGACTGAAAGCAGTCTTGAAGTGTTTCGATGGACCAGCCCACATTGTCAATCCTGGAGTTAATCCACCATCAAAACGACCAGACAGAGCCACATTGATAATTGGGATTGAAGTAGGAATCATATCCTTCTTCGTAAAGAATTTTGAATTGGCTAAGATAGCCGAATCTTTAATCGTAGAATTATTTTTAATCTTGTCAAGTATACCCATATCACACCTTTAAAAATTGAAAGAGTTCTTTTTCACCCATAGCGCCAACTTTTCTTTTTAACTCATTATTATTTTCATCAAGAAGAATCATTGTTGGTACAGAACGAACACCAAACTCAATAGCAACTTTAGATAACTTATCGATATCAATTTCTTCAATTGGCACTTTAATAGAGTCACCAGCATCGCTAATAACTTTTGATAATGCTTTACATGGTCCACACCAGTCAGCATAAAATTTTAATACACGCATTTTTATCTCCTAATATAGTATTATACATCATATTTTATTGCAAGACAACTAAGGATTATTTTTGTGATGTGGCACATCGAATACGAATGTTACTCTTACAATGTCTCCAATATTATCAGTCCCGTGTTCCAGTTTATTATTAAACCAAAGCAATGTGCCAGGTTCTACATCTACAAATTCTTCTCCAACATAATATCTATATCTACCTTGAATGGATAAATGGTATCTGTCTTTTGTTTGGTAATAACTTCCAATATCGATGTGTCTACCCACTTGGCCACCAACTGGTAATGAAAGAAATCCGCATCGTTTAAACTTTTTGAAGTTGCGTTTAAGAAATGAAATAATTTCTGTGTGTCTGTGATATGCTGGAGTAGGAATACATATCTCAGTGTCTCCTACATATTGATCTAGATTTTCTACACCACCCATAACTAATTGCAAAACACCTGCCTGTACCTCAGGGAATCCATAATTTAACATTGAATCTGCGGAATCAAGTTGTTGTTGAGCACCCCAATCTTCTGGATATTGTTGCAGTTGTTTTAGTATCTTTGAGACATTGATTCCTGTCTTAATGATTCTAATGTTATCCAAAGAAATCCTCCAATGATGTTTCTTCTTGAGTTTTCCAGTTTAAAGACTCAATAACAATTTGAAGAGCATCTGTAAATACTTTTTCAAACATCTTATCATAATCTATGTATGAATGTAACCCAAGTTCTTTTGGTAGTTGGGTTGTAAAAGCGATAACATCCTCTTGAATTGGGTTTGGAGTTCTTAGATATACA